GTCCGTCCCTACCTGAGCAAAGTCTCCAGCCTTGTTGTCCGTATTAGTACCATCGGGTCGGCGAGCTGTTCCTTCTCCAGTATGATACAATTCACCACTGGTATTAATGAGAAGCATAGCATTGTTCGTCAAGGCTCCTGTGACCCAATCTGTCTGGAACGTGCCACCCACCTTTCCAGTTTGTGTTGGGACCTGTACATCTGCACTAGCGTTGAGGCCAAACCTTTCATTACTGTCCTCGTCTCCCCAGATGTAAACCTCTCCGCCAGTGATCAAGTACCCTCCATCATAGTTGATGTCAAAGTCCGTGATTCCACTATTGGTGAAGTTGGTATCGTCAATAGCCGTCCAAGCCGTCGTGTTACCACTGCTGGTCCCCTGACCAGTCATATAAGCGAAATTTCTCCCAGCACTGTAGAGGACGTTGTTTGTCGTCTTGGTCGCCAGAGAATAAAACCTGCCGCGCTTCACCTCTTGCCAGTCCGTCTCGCTACCAACCTGAGCGAATGAGGCGTAATTAGCCGTCGTATTGCCCGTCCCCGCCTGACCATAACTGTTGGCGCCGATGTAATACATCTTGCCGCTATTGATGGCTAGTGCGCCATCGTATGATGAGCTAACTGAGGTCCATCCAGTATCAGAGTCCCCCACTCCAGTGACCTGCGTGAAGGTGTTTCCATTTGCGTCATTACCCTCGATGTAACTGCTACTGGCTCCAATCTCCCACAACTGCCCAGTGCTCGTAATACCAAATCCACTGTACCTACCATAGGTGACCTGAGTGAAATCCGACTTCGTTTCTGCGGCACGCATGTGCGTACCATCTACATCATTAGAGAAATTGACTACTGGGGTCTGACCATACATGTATCGTGCGTAGGACTCGCTGCTATCGGTTGTTTTTGTGCCACCCTGAAAGCGGATGCCACCAAACTTAATTAGACCTGAAGTAGGAACTGTTTCTGTGTACGTTCCAGTATCAGCAACGGGATCGTAGGCTCCACCAGAGGACACCGTTTGATCGTTGATTTTTGCAATGTTGGCCAAGAGTATATCGTTTTTTCTAGCTACCGCCATTATGAGAGTTCGATGTAGTCCTGAGACGGATCAATGAAGATGTAGTTGCTACCCAGGGCGTAACCGATGATGCGAACGAAATCACCCGTAGCAGACGGAGCAGTCGCCGTGATGGCACCCTCAGTCGTCGAGATGTACAGGAGTTGCCCTGCAGTGAATGCGCTGAAGGAAGTAGATGCGTACACCCCCCTGATTAGCAGGCCGTCCGTTGCAGAACTCGTGCCGAGCGCCATGCCAAACAATCCATACGTCTTGGCCTCCACGTCCGCATCTACCGCAGTCCAACCAGATGATGTGTACACATAGAATTTCTCATTAACTATCGTGTCACTGTCGTACTTAATCACATGCCCCTCGTAAGATCCGTTGCCATAGGCGGTACTGCGTGTGATCACTTCTAGGATCTGACCGTCTAGCTCATTGCTAGATCCCGCTGCACCAGTCGGTCCAGTCGGACCCGTAGCTCCGTCAGAGCCATTAGTACCATTAGTACCATTAGTCCCATTTGTGCCCGCTGCACCCGTCGGGCCCGTGGGTCCTGTCGGACCTGTCGCCCCATCCGATCCGTTGGTGCCGTTGGTGCCGTTCGTACCATTGGTACCTGCTGCACCAGTGGGACCTGTTGGGCCCGTGGGACCTGTCGCCCCATCCGAACCATTGGTTCCGTTTGTGCCGTTGGTTCCTGCAGCTCCAGTAGGACCTGTTGGTCCAGTAGGGCCAGTGGCTCCGTCGCTACCATTCGACCCGTTCGTTCCGTTAGTACCAGCTGCGCCAGTGGGGCCAGTTGGGCCTGTAGGACCTGCGACCGTAGACGCTGCACCCGTCGGTCCAGTAGGACCTGGTCGCCCTGTATTAGCAACGGATACCGATCCCCTATCAGGGACTGTAACCGTCACACTCGTGCCGCCTGTAACTGTAACCTGTGTGGCCATATTAGAGCGACTTGGAAACGTCAGAGTTTACCGTGAACCTCCCCTCCAGGACTGTCTTCCCCGTAGCCCCCTTAATGTACTGAAAGTCGTATTTGTACCTGCCCGCAGGGACTCTTCTCATATCCCTGGCTGACAAGAAAACCGTAACATTCCCTGAGTCGTCAATGTCCTGGAAGGTGAAGTTCACTGGGCCCTGCACACCCGACCCAGTGCTACCCACAACAATACCTTCACCTGGCTCCTCAGGCGGGTCGGCTTCACCACCGCCACCTGGATCAGGACCCGTAGGAGCGCGCCTGGATGTCAGCGCAGAGCGTCCAGACTTTCCCTGTCTCACCTGCATCAGAAACTTGTAGTCATCAGTTGACAACGTAAGACCAGTCCCCGAAGAATCCTTGAGGGTAAGGGTCAGTTCAAACGTATCACCCTGTCGGCAGGTGATATCGAGTCGTTCAGTTACATCAAGATTGACCTTCGACATCTGGTGTTAGAATGTTAGTTAGATCCATGGAGAGTAGGCCGTCCATCGGCTGAAGCTCTTGCCTCTCCCCCTGTCTTTGTGAAATCAGCTTGCTCTGCTCTACCGCCTGCTTCTTGACGCGAGTGTCCTTGCGGTCATCCTTCTGGTTTTCAATCACAGTGCGGTTCTCAAACTCCTTGTCAAGCTGCTGCTGCGACTGCTTCATCTTCATGGCAGCAATCTCCTTCTCATGAGCATTCTTAATCTTCAGCAACTGAGCATCGATCTGCGCCTTGGTCTGCATCTTTTGCATCTCCACCTGGGCTGCGATTTGCGCCTCCTGCTGCTTCATCTGCATTTGCATCTGCAGCTGCTGCTGAGCCGCCTGGGACTGCTGCTGTTGTTGCTGCATAGCCTGAGCCTGAGCCTTTTCGATCCGCTTCCTCCGCCGCAGGATGAGCAGGCGCTCGGCCTGGGTTACGTCCTTGAGCTCTCGGATAGCAATCGCATCCTCCAGATCAATCTCTTTTTGATTCAGCGACATCTGAATGTTCTGCTCCAGGTAGGCCTTGTCTTTGTCCTCCATGTCCTTCTGCACCTTCACCCCGAAGTTGTACATCGGGAGGTCCGCGAAAGAGCTCAAGACACTCATATTCTGCTCGCCGATCGCATTCACATAAGCCTTGTAGATAACCGTGTCCTGCGGGAGGATCTGCACTGAACGCACCACGTCTTCGCACACCTTCTTATACAGGATGAACGAAGCATTAGTGATGTCGTAGGTAGCATTGTTGCTCGCAGCGATAGCCTGCTGCTGCACCCCCACCAGCGTCTCCGCTTTCGGGGTGGAGGCGTCCACCATTTCGTTGATACCCGTGGTGTCACGGATCATTCGCAGGTAGTGATTGTACAGGCCAATCAGTTCATTGATGTTGCGGATGCTGTTGCCGATCTCACGCACTGGGGGATTCTGGAATCCACCCTCTGGGTTTTTACTACGGTAGTAGAAGACACCCGTCTGCTCGTAGATGTCATGGAGATCCAGAGGCTGCAGCTCACCGCCCTTGCCTAGCTGCACGTTCTCCAGACCCTCGATGTCAATGATCAGGCCGTCAGGTTTAGCCTTAGCGATAGCCTGCTGCAGTTTGAGGTGAGTCAGTTGCAACATGTCTGCGAATCCGACGCAGCCGTCCACCATGGACTTCGGCACCGTATTCATCAGGTTGGTAGCCACGACAGAGTAAGAGAGCCTAGCTCTGGAGATGTCGTGAATGTTCTTGGGTACGTTCTCCGCCTGACCGTAGTTCAAGAGATGGTCCGTCCCCATAATGTACAGGCCACGGAAAACCATCTCCACCTCCATCTTGTGCGGGGTGCGCTCGTACACACTGCCAGGCTTCTCCTTGTATTCGAAACCCTCATAGAAGAAGTTGGTGTTTCCGTACTGATTCTCCTTCTCCTCAAAGTACATGCACTCCACAGTCTTGAACTCAAAGTCCAACACCTGCACCGCATAAGAGCTCATGTTTGTTCTGTCCAGATCCCGATTGTAGTTCGGGTTGTTTGGGTACCTGGTACTGCTGGTGCGCCGCGCCTGAGTAGCGATCTTCTTGAGGTCCTGAGCGGTGAGCTGATCTCCTGCCAACCGCTTCAACTCATCCATGGTGATGTCTCGAACATGACCAGCATAGGTCATATCATCGAAGTTCGGGTCCTCTGTGTAGCTGTGGACGAAGTTCACAGGGTCCACGTAATCGATCTTGATACCGTAGTTCGGGTCGTTGTTTCTTTTCACAACCGCCATCCCCAGCGCCACCATATCGTTTACGCAGCGACGGAAGGTGTTGTCAGTGAAGTTGTTCCAGGATAGAGTAGCGTTGGTCGCGATCTGAGCGGCAACCTCAGCGTCTGTCTTGATGTTCGTGTCCATCAAGATCTCAGCCTCCTCTAGAGAATCTGGAATCTGATCGACATTGTCCTGGGTCAGCTGCAGTCCATACTCCTCCTGGACGCCCTTCAATGTCGGCTTGAGCTTCACCAGATTCTTCTGGTAGTTCTTTTGCTGATTCTTCTCTGAGGAAGACAGCGGGTCGACAGCTTCCAGGTTTGGGTAGGGGTTACGCCCCAGAATCTTGTTGACTACAATACGCACGAACTTCGGCAGAATCGGGACGGGGGTGTAGTCGATGTTCATCAACGACCCGTCACCAGCATTGGGATCCTGCTGGTTCAGCAGCTGCTTATAGATCGAGGTGTCCTGCGTTCCGTTGGCGTAGTCTCTGTTACGAGAAAAAATATTCTTTCTGTTCCCGTAAGTTGACGTAGACTCAGCAGTTCTGCCCCATTGCCCTTCAATTGCTTTTGCGTATTTTAGTCCATATTCCTTTGACAGCTTCTCCTCATGAGAGGCCAAAGGGTCTGGAAACCCACCAGGTGCGCCAGATTTGTTGTTATACATGTGGGCGTAATTAATACCCACAAATATAATAAATCAACCACGCACCTTATATCTGCGGAAAAACACCTTCTCGTCGAACTTAGAATCAGGTTTAATCACCTTGACTTTCTGTGCAGCAAGCAGGGCAAGACCTGAGCTGATCGTAAGGTCGTACTTAGTTCTGTTGTTGATGTCGTACCCAATCCAGTCCTCTAGAGTTGTGTTGAAGTACATCTTACCCATCTCACCAGACTCCCTATTCACACCTACGTGGTCGTGGATATATGCCTCGATAGCCTGCGCATGAGACTGAATCACATCGGCACTGTTTGACGGGATACCCTTGGTCTTGACCTTTACGTTGGTGTTCGCTGCAAACAAGTGCTTTGGCCTGTCCATCAGGTAACCATCATACCCACGTTGCTCAAAGTACCTGGCGATACCGTACTTGTTGTTCTCAATCAGAATCGGGTACCCGTAGAAGACCGCCGCCATGAGAACATCTTCATAAAAAATCGAAGCCAGCGGCGGACGGGAGGCATACTCCACAACAAACATATTAGCAGGGGCGTCCATACTAAACTTATTGTATAGATGAAGTGCTCCTTTTGACCCGCGCCCATCCACAGTAGCATCGAGATCGTAACTGTCCACGCCGCCACAGCCCATGTGACCATTCGGGGGGATCCGTTTTGTCCTGTCATACTTCTTTACGTTACGCTGTTCGAGGGGGGGCATCCAGGCAATCTTGAACCTGCCGTCTGGGTTGGGGGTAAACACTACCTCTGTGTCCTTCTGTCCATTCTTCCAGCTGAACTGCCCAGCCACCACGGGGTTGGGGTAGAGCTCATCGTTGTGCTCAATCTGCTCATAGATCTGACCGATATTGAAGAGGCTGGCTTCAATACTGTCACGGAACGCTTCGTCAGTGGTGAACGGGAACTGCCTGATGACCTCGTTCAACTCAGAAGCGTCATGGCGCAGACTGTCCCGCTCATTCTTCAGAAACGCCTTGGCCCCCATATGGATGTACTCCCCATCAATACCGAGCACCTCTTTCTCTGGGTCCGCGACCACAGGGCGTCCGTAAACATCGAAGAAGCCCTCTAGGCTCTCATACGCAGGGATAAACAGCCTGTACAGTCCAGACCTAGTCCTCCCATTCTTGTTCCTCTCGTCTGGGTCTGAATCTCTCCAAAGGTCTTTGTACTCTTTTCCCCCTTTGTCCATCGGATTGACGGTGCTTCCCACCATTGCTTTTCCGACGATTTTTCGCCCGACGATCAAACAAGTCCGTTGAATCCTCCAGGCGTCCCTTATGTCTGTAGGTCTTTCCCATTTACCAGCTTCGTCTAGATAGAGCAAATGTAGCTTTTCTCCGTC